CAACCACCACGGAGCAGTCGTATCACCCGAACATCCTAGGGGGCAATGGTGCCGGTGGGACGACGTCCGCAAGCTGCGCCACGTAGCGCAGGGCATGGCCTACGTGCTGGCAGATGTCGACAAGGCGTTAGCACCAGATACCGAGCTGGCGCAGGACGTAGCCAAGGCACTGATAGCATGGGAGGAGTACGACCAATGAGCAAAGCCCATGCATATCACATTCACTACACGCTCGGCAAGACGACACCATACATGGTAACAACAACCGCGTCACGTGGCGAGACGCGATATTTCACAACACGCGCCGAGGCTATCGCCTACGTGTGCAAGATCATTGCAGAGGTTACGCCGTGAACTACATCCATCCCGACCTGCCCACACCCGAGCCGATCTTCCGCGAGGATCGCAACGGGACACGCTACTACGCTCACGTCGACGAGACGGGCGCCGTCACGTGGTACCCATCTGTCACGACCGTGATCCGTGACACGTCGCCGACGCCGTACGGCCTTCTTGTTTGGTATGCCAAGCACGGCATGCAGGAGGCCAACCGACTTCGTGACGATGCCGCGGAATACGGGACTTCGCTGCACATCGACATCGCCCGGATCATGAGCGGCGAAGTCGTTACGCCCGACAGCGAACGCAAGGCCAAAGACCTCATGTCATGGGTCGCCTTCTGCAAGGAGCGCAACGTCGAGCCGGTCGCCGTAGAGATCCCCTTGGTCAGCCGTACGCTCAAGATCGCCGGTACGTGTGACCTTGTCTGCTGGCTCGATTTCGGCAAGAGCCGCGAGCTTGCCATCATCGACATCAAGTCAGGCGGCAGCTACGAAGACCATGCCGTGCAGCTGGATATGTACCGCATCGCGTTCAACGAACAGTACCGCGAGGCCTTAGGGCAGGGCGTAGTGTTCAAGTTTAACTGGCACCCTAACGACTGGACAAAGGCGCCGACGTACAAGCTCGTCAACCAGACGCTCGGTTGCAAGACTAACGAGGCCGCGCTGCGGTGCGAGCTTTGGCACGCGATGCACAACGCCTCACCACGCCCCTACCTCACTGTCAGCGGCCCCGTCGGTCTGGGTATGGAGATGCCGACCATCACCATCGAAAACCCCGACGACACCGCACGGGCGAAGTGGCAAGCCCTCACCGGCCAGACCATTACCGATGATGCCGTCGTGCTGCTGGATGACGTCGAAGGAGCCGCCGTATGATGGTCTCCGTGCATCCCCTGCGCTATATCGGTATGGCCCTCAACTGGAGAACAGGGCGGCCGTTCCTTGCTATATCCTTCAACGTGCAGGGCGTCCAGAAGCGCAATAGCGTCGCCTTTACGCACGACTACAACGATGCCGATGCGATGCTGACGACACTGTACGCAGCCGTCATAAGACGCGATGTAATGTTGAAGCGTCACGGCCACGACGAGGTCATCGAGCGGATTCCGACGATCGACACTGCAGTGCTCTACTGCCAGAAGGCCGCCCGGCTGTTCATCGAAGACCGTGCACCGGTGCCGATCGTCCGCGAGATCAAGGTCTACGTTCCCCACGAAGGCGTCGTGCGTGCCCGTGGTGACGTCCGCACGGTGCTAGACAGATACGGAGTCAAGTACGACCGCGAGGCGCCGTATGGGAGTGCTTGACATCTTCGACCGTGACGATGAACTGCGGGCAGCGCATCAGGCTAAAGTCAAGGCCGAACGGGCAGACAAGCGGGCCAAATACAACCGCTCGGAGACTAAGCTCCAGAAAGACATTTTCGACGCCATTGTCAAGAACGGTTACCTTGTCGTCCGCGTCAACTCGTCGGTGCACATGACCGAGCACGGTACGCGGCTGGCATCCTACCGCATCGTCAACACGAACGAAACCGCAGGGTTGTCCGACGGCATCGTCTTCCACAGTCACGGCGCCGTCTTCGTAGAGATCAAGAAGCCCGGCGGACGGCTCTCGGAGAAACAGCGTAAGTTCATGGAGACCTGCCAGCGCTACGAGATGCCCTACGTGGTCATCGACAGCGTCGAGAAAGCAATGCAACGATTTCCAAACCGCCGATCCACGGCGGGCACAACCACTTAACAACCCCTATAGAGGCACACGAGATGTACAACGCATCATACAACAACGCAGGCAACAACAGTGTTGCTGCACACGCATACCGTGCACCATTCCAGCGCACGGACGTACAGGTTCAACCAGAGCCGTACATGACGAATGAGGTTATTACTCCTGAAAGAGCAGCAAAGATGTTGCAAAGCTCAGATGGCAACAGGCCACACTATAAGTCTGCTAGCGAGCTTTACAAAAAGCAAATGAAAGCAGATAACTGGGTGGTTGGCGAGCCGATACAGTTTGATTGGAACGGCAAGCTCCTAAATGGTCATCACAGATTGCAGGCAATCAGCGAGTGCGATCGTCCTGTGAAGATTCTTGTTATTTGGAATCTTGACCCTGCTGTCAAAGCATTTATGGATCAAGGTACCAAGCGTACGCCTGGCCACGCATTCAGCATGGCGAACATAACAAATGCGAACTTTTCAGCTGCTACATCAAAATATCTTTACTTTTACTTGACTGGCGGCAAACACAAGCCTACAAGAGGTTTGACCCAGGAGCTAATTTCCTTCTGGCAGATGCACGATTTGAGCATCAAGAACAAAAATGCATACAGCATTTGCGCGGTTCCTAGTGCTTTGACAGCGGCTGAAGTACTGCTTACCAAGTATCAAGATCCAGACAAGGTTAGCAAGTTTATGGACGTTTTGCTAACTGGCATTCAACCCAGCACAGATGACGTGCCAATTATTCACCTTCGCAACGCATTGATTGCCAAGCGCGGCAGCAAGGTAAACGCATTAGAATACATGTCTCAGGTGTTCAAGGTCTACGGCTACTGGATCAACAAAAAGCCGGTGAGTCACATCAAGCTAGCCACCAAGGATACAGAAGGCGTCTTGTACTCAGCTAAGACCCTATCCAAGGAGTCAAGCCTTCCTAACACGTTTCCCAATTTTTAACGCCGGCACAACGCCGGGCCATTTCACATCTAACAGAGGTACCCTACATGGGTTTTCATCACGCAACAGGTCAGAGCGTCGCCACGTGGGCGTCCTTTGCCGACGGCAAAATCGTACTGCGGTCACGAGACCCACGCGAAGGATTCATCGCACGCGTCAACAAGATCGGCAACACCGTATACGAGCAGAGGCATGAGGCGTTCACCGGACGCCTGCAGAACATCCGCATGACGGACAACGACTACGGATCACAGTTCTGCTTCAACTTCGTCGACGGTGACGATACGTACATCATCACCGACCGCATGGACGGATCGTATGCACGGGCTGTCATCAGCTACCTAGCGTCCGATGCGTTCGACCCTGTCAAGCCTGTAACGCTCGTACCGTGGAAGATGGCTGACAAGAACGATCCCGACAAGTACTTCGTCGGTTGCAAGGTAACGCAAGGCGATAAGGAGCTGCCGCGTCGTTGGGTGTCGCACCGCGTGCCAGAAGACAAGCGCAACGGGGCGCAGCCGTTCCCCGAGATGGCAATGGTCAAAGTCAATGGCAAGATGACGCCAGACGCTACGCCCATCATCGAACTCTTGTGTAAGGCCGCCGAAGAGATCGCAGCCAAGTGCGAGAAGACGGCATTCATTCAGGACACGTCCGCATATGCATCGCCCAAGCCCGTGCGTACATCCATCGCCGAAGTACGCCAGGCCGCAACGTCGGCAGACGTACCCGACGACGTCCCGTTCTAATTCACAAACGGAAAGCCCCGGCACGATACATCGCGTCGGGGCTTTGCCGTATCATTCACTGCTCACCACAAAGATACTATGCAGATCGGACTATCTGTCAACACGACGGTCGTAAACAAGGCGCTTCCCGCCGAGATGGCCGCTCTGAATCATTCCATGCAGCCGGTGTATATGACCGTGGACGAACTGGCGGCACACGTCCAGCAGGGGCACCCGTTTACACCCGCATGGCTCAAGACCCGCAGCGACGGCAAAGCTGCACGCAACAACGCATCGTGGGTGTCGGCGCGGCTCGTCGCCATCGACATCGATAACACCGTCGACAGCGTAACAGGCAAGCGCAGGCGCAACGACGAAGAAGGATACGTGAGCCTCGACGATATCCTTCGAGATGAGAACGTCAGGAGGCAGGCGGCCATGATATACACCACGTCGTCACATACCGACGATCATCACAAGATGCGCGTCGTCTTTGTCCTGCCCGACCTTGTCACCGATGCCGACGCATACAAGCGCATCGTCGATGCGTTCATCGACCGTTTCAACGCTGACACGGCAGCCAGTGCGATCGCTAACCTGTTCTACGGGTCTAAGGATTGCACCATGCACGTACTCGGCAACGTCTGCGACCGCAGCTTCGTCGAGGCGTCCGTTGAGCGCATGAACTGCATTCAGCACGAGACCAAGCAGGCGCGTATGTACATCCCGTCAGGAGTGCCGCCAGTCGAAGAGATACGCAAGATGCTCGCCGTCATCCCTGAAAAGATCGAATACCTCGACTGGATGCGCATTGTTTCTGCCGTCGGCAATAGCTTTCCCGAAGACGTAGCCTTCGACCTTATCACAAGCAAGTGGCCCGAGATGTCACAGGGCGACGTGCGGTACAAGCTGCAGCGGCGCCTGCATCGTGTGGGTATCGGGACGCTGATCTACCACGCCAAGCGCTACGGATGGAACCCGCCCGCAGGGATGTACGACGACCCGCCAAAGCCGAAAGAGGCCATCAAGGCCGTCGAGAAGTACCTCGCAGCGTTCTACCGCTGGCGGTTCAACGTCGTACGCCACCAGGTAGAATATTGCAGCATAGACGACACCGAAGGCGAGTGGCACAACTTCGACGACTACCGCATGCACTCCATCCTTCGCGAGCTGCGCGCTGAGAACATCAACGTAAACAAAGACCGCATCGTCGAGATCGTGACGTCAGACTTCAGCCCTAAGCACGACCCCATCGCCGAGTACTTCCGTGACCTGCCGACGTGGGACAACGTCGATCGATTCGAGTCTATCGCCGAGTGCATCCCCATACCCGAAGACGACACCGACGTCAAAGCTGCACGGTCGTACATTTACACCGTCATCGGGAACTGGATGATGTCCGCCGTGGCGTGCGCGACGACAGGCAAGGCAAACCACATCTGCCCGATCTTGCAAGGGGACCAGGGCGTGTACAAGACTACCTTCATCCTCGGCCTATGCCCGCCAAAACTGCGGCGCTACCTGACCGTCGGTACGATCACCGGCGACAAGGACACGCTGGATGCGATCGCCGGGTCGTTCATGTACGTTGACGACGAGCTGGCGACGATGAACCGCAAGGAAGCCGAGATCATGAAGCGCATCATCACGCAAGAGGATATCCGATTCCGCCAGACATACGCACGGTTCCGATCCGAACACCAGCGGAGAGCGTCGTTCATTGGGTCGGTGAACAAGGTCATGTTCCTGAACGACGAGACAGGCAGCCGGCGCTTTCCCGTCATCCGCGTGGGTGGCAACATCAACATCGAGGCCTTCCGCAAGATCGACATCGATCAGGTCTGGTCGCAGGCACATCACTACTATCGAACGGGAGAGACCCACTGGTTCGATCGTGACACGATCGAAGAGATCAACGTACGCAACAAGGCCCACCAGATGACCAACGAAGCCGAGGAGCTTCTGGCGAAGTACTGCAGCCCCGTCGGCAGGGATCAGCAGAACGCCCATGGTGTCGAATTGCTGATGACTTCGGAGCTTGCCGCAAAGCTGGCCGAAAGGCACTTCAACGAGCTCAAAGCGGTTGTAAGGTCAGACGACAGGTTACAACTTAATCTGGGCAAAGCGCTTCATTCTGGCGGGTTTGTACGCATCGGGAAGAAGAAAAACGGCCTAGTTAGGTACGTTTGGGTCGTCAAGTGGGCTTGACCTTACAACCCTTACAACCACCTTACAACCCGTAAGTCCTTAGAATGCGACGCGGTTACGGAGAAGGTTGTAGGTTGTAACCTTATTCTCTTAACATAAAAAAAAAGTATATATATATAGAGTATAGAGTATACCGTACAACCATACAACCCTACAACCTTTGCAAACCCGACCCCATGAAAAAACTAATTCGCAGCCGCTCAATCTACATCGACGAAACCCCTAAGGTGGTGCCAACGGCCCCGCCGTCCGCGGCCCGACGGCCGACGGTCCGACCCGTCAGAGCGCATCAGCCGAAACGATACTTGCCCGTGAACTCCGGAGACGATCGTTACACCGAGGCATACGAGCGCGAGTGCATCCAACTGGAGAGCGCAGAGACCCCAGAATTGCCCCCGCCCGTCCCCGTGGTGGCGTCGGAAGGTGCTGAGGGAACCTTTACGCAGGCTAGGGTCTTAGAAGGCCCTAAGCGCGACGCTATCATCAGGCGCTACCGAACGCACGATCGGCGAAGCATGATAGCCCTCATTCCCTTGCAATCGCCATCGTCATGGGTTATCTTCGAGCATGCCGACGGGAACCACACATGCGCAAACCTCGACTGGTGACATCATGACCCTGTCCGATGGTGACGCCGTCGCCGAAATTGTCATCCATGCCGTGTGCCAGGTCTACGGCGTGACGCCTCGCGCGCTCGTGTCCGTTCACCGATACCGCGAGCTGGCCGACGCACGGCACACCGTTGCGCACCTTCTGCACATGTGCTGTGGATATTCTGGTGCCCAGATCGGGCGCGAGCTGCAGCGGACACGATCTAACGTCTACGACAGCATTAAACGGGCTTCCGTCCTGCTCGACTCCGACCGCGAGTTCGCCGAACGGTACAGAGATTGTCACCAGATAGTTACGAGGCGGTAACTGGAATGGAACCAGACTAACCAGTGGCAGCACGTCACGACCTGAAGGGCAATAGCTACGCTGTGGGGCCGCACAAACCCACACCGAAGCGCGAGCTATGGCTGAAGCTGCAAGACTACATCATGAACGACGGCCTTGAACGCTACATGCGCGAGCTGGAGTCATCCGACCCGGAGACGTTCATGAAGCATTACCTCACGATACTCGAGTTCGTCAAACCTCGCCTGCAGCGTCAACAGGTCGAAGTGTCGACAGACCAGACCCGTAGCATCAAACTCAACTTCGGTGTGGCTAAGCTGCTGACAGGTGGCGGCGAAGAAGAAAACGGGGAACTACCTAGTGGCGACTGACGACGTAACCATAGACCTGCACCCCGGCCAACAGCGCATCATCGACGAGCGGCGACGCTTCAACGTGGTGTGCTGCGGTCGTAGGTGGGGCAAGTCAAGGTTAGCGTTCGCCCTCGCACTTGAGACGATTTCGCAGGGCATGCCATGCGTCTACATCACACCAACCGCGGTAGACTACGAGAAGCGATGGCTGGAGGCGATGGACTTTTACCAGCCGATCATTAAGAAGGTCTATAAGGACGACGGCATCATTGAGTTTTCAAACGGCGTCAGGATGGACTGGTTCGGACTGTACCGTTTCGACGGCATTCGTGGCAACCGTTACGCCCGTGCAATCACTGACGAAGCTGCACACAGCCCACATCTTGAGGAGGCATGGACGAAGGTATTGCGCCCGTCGTTGTCTGACTTCCTTGGCGATTCCTACTTCCTAAGCACCCCTGCGGGCGGTAACTATTTCAAGACCCTGTACGACACGAAGCACCCCGCTTGGAAGTCATGGCAGATGCCGACGACCACCAACCCGTTCATCAACGTCGGTGAGATCATGGACGCCAAGAACGACCCCAACATGCCTGACATCGTATTCCGTCAGGAGTACATGGCGGAGTTCATCGACCTGCAGGGCGCCCTTGTGAACCGCGAGGACATCCGTTACGGCCACCCTGCCGAGGGCGAACGCATCGAGTATAACATGGGCGTCGACCTTGCTATCAGCACCAAAGAGGGCGCCGACTATACCGCCATCGCCGTTGTTGGCAAGGTAGAGAACCGTTACTACATCGTCGACGTGCTGCGTCGGCAAATGGGTTTCAACGACACGAAGACGGCGATCAAGAAGATGGCTGCGAAGTGGCAGCCGACGTTCGTCAACATCGAGGCAGTACAGTACCAGGCTGCCATCGTCGAAGACCTGAAGATGGAGATGCGCGAATACTACGTGAACGCGATCCATCCCGACCGTGACAAGCGCAGCCGCTTCCTGCCGACGCTAGGCAAGTACGAGCACGGCCTCGTCTATCACAGCGCGACCCTGCCGCCAGAGTTCGAGGGCGAGCTACTGCAGTTCCCCGAGGGCGACCACGACGACATGGTCGATGCGGTGGTGTATGCCATGAAGGGCTTTGATTCTGGAGTGAGGGTCTACAATGTTTGAACTGAAACACGGCGACTGTCTCGATGTCCTGCGCACGATGGCAGACAACAGTATCGACGCGATAGTCACCGACCCGCCGTATGGCCTGTCATTCATGGGCAAGCGGTGGGACTACGACGTTCCCGACGAAGATATCTGGCGCGAGTGCCTGCGGGTGCTGAAGCCCGGCGGGCACCTGCTGGCCTTTGCAGGGACACGGACGCAACATCGGATGGCGGTACGCATCGAGGATGCGGGCTTTGAGATCCGGGACATGATCGCGTGGGTGTACGGGTCAGGGTTTCCGAAGTCGCTGGATGTGAGCAAGGCGATTGATAAGGCCGCGGGGGCGGAAAGGGAATTGGTTAAGAGGGTGCGGCCTGACGGTAAAGGTGCAGGCCGGCTATGCAGTGGTTTTGTCGGCGGCAGTCAGTCTCCGCAACTAAAACGAGACGACAGCCCCGCCACCCCCGCCGCTAAGGAGTGGCACGGATGGGGCACGGCATTAAAGCCCGCCCTTGAGCCTATCACGGTGGCACGCAAGCCGATCGTCGGCACGGTGGCGAACAACGTCATGACGTGGGGGACGGGTGGGGTGAATGTGGATGGGTGCAGGGTGGGCAGCGGAGATGATCGAACAAGCGGCGGCAACCAAGGCTCAATGCCGCAACCAATGGACTGGGAAACTTCGACAGGGCGCGAACGCCCAACGGGTGCCCGCTTCCCCGCCAACCTGATCCACGACGGGAGTGATGAGGTGGTGGGGTTGTTTCCGCAGACGAAGGCGACAGGGCGGCCAAACTGTATAGGCAAAATATACAATGGAGT